TTAGTTAACCTTGTTTGTCTAAATAGTCCTTTATAGCTGCCTTAACAGCGTCTTCAGCTAACACAGAACAGTGTATCTTCACTGGTGGCAACGCTAGTTCGTCTGCTATCTCTGTGTTCTTGATTTCCGTAGCTTCCTCCAGAGTCCTGCCCTTAACCCACTCAGTCAGTAGTGAACTAGACGCAATGGCACTACCGCAGCCGTAAGTCTTAAACTTAGCGTCTTCAATAATGCCCTTGGCTCCTACCTTTATCTGTAGTCTCATAACGTCACCGCAAGCTGGCGCTCCTACCATACCTGTGCCTACGCTTTCGTCGTCTGAGTCCATCTTACCGACGTTCCGTGGGTTTTCATAGTGGTCCATTACTTTGTCACTGTAAGCCATGTCGTTACAACTCGCAACTATTGCCAGTACAGGCTAACTGTTGTGAGCCTTCAGTCATGTCTGACTCTTCATTGACGTTCCAGTCTATCTGTTTCGGAAACCCTTTGACTAACTCGTCGTACACTTCTTTGTCAACAGGCTCGTAAGGGGCTTGTTGGTACGTGTGTTCTGAGTAAGGTAAGAAGCTTATGCCACTTATCTTGTCAAAGTTGTTGTACAACCATTGCCCCACTTGTAGGAACTCGTCGTCCCTGTAGTAACACGTCATGCTAGGCTTGTGTTCACACCAGAAGTCCTGGTAAGTCTGCCAGAGACATAACTGTTCCATAGCTCCCATGTCGTTAGCCACCACAGCCCCTTCAGGAGACTGTATAGGGAACGAAAAGACTTTAGTAGTAGGAGACATCACGTCTTCCTCTACAGGGACTCCTGCGGCTTCTAAGACACCACAGAGGGGATCTCTAGCGTCTGCCCTAACTCTTCTTATGTACTGTTCTGAGTACCTTGGGTGTATCCCTGACGCACTGTCCACTAGTTGACTCACAGTGCCGCTTGGCTTAACAGCAGTAATAGCAGTACTAGCGTTAATCTTAAGACGCTTGGCCCACTTCTTGTTAGTCTGTATAGCTTCTTCTTTAAGTTGTGTAAGCCAGTGTTGCAAGTCTGCACGTCCTGATCTCCCTGAAAGTATTGGGTGGTCCATAATTCCTGTTAATGATACACCAAGCAAAGCTTCTTCTTCGGTGTTGTCTTTCCATACTTTTCTTAAGTACCTGAAGTCAGTCAGGGTAGCCTGTAGCGTACCCAGTACAGCAGCAGTCCTGACCTTAAGACGTAACCCCTGTAACGTGTCGTCTGCCCTGATAACGACTTCAGACAGGTTACAGAACTGGTAAGGTCTGAGTATGATCTCTGAACACGGATTAGTACCAAACTCGTAGTCTGCGTCTCTACGTCCATTCTTAGCTGCCTGTTGTTGACTAGCTACTCTACTGAACACACCTCTTTCTCCTGACCTAGACTCGTAAAGGCTTTTCCATTCGTCCAGGAAAGAGTCAAAGTCTGGTTTCTCTGTGTAACAAGCAGAGTTATTCGCTAGGCCACGTTGGGGATTATCTACCCACCACTGTCCTGACTTACAGCGTCTTATTCTGTCGTCAGTGAGATTACTGAGACTGATGAGAGCCGACCGTCTGACTCCCCCGACGACGACGATTTGTGCAATCTTACAGCAGAGATCGTGACACTCGATGGAACTAAGCTTTCTTCCAGCAGCGCCAGTAAAAACTTCGACGGTGAACTTGAAGAGATCGACAAGAGGCTCAGGACCACTTGCTCTACCACCGAAGGTTTTAAGGGGTTGCCCTGAAGAACGAACTCCAGATACGTCCCACTTTGGAATCTGACCTGAATACAACATTGCAATAAGTTCCCTAAATGCTTTTGCCCATCCAATCTTAGAGTCAGCGACGAATATAACTGTATCGGTATCATATAATTTTTCTGCAACCTCTGGAAGTTTGTTTATGTACTGACGCTCAACGCTAAACCCTACTCCTGTCCCACACATTAGGACGTACATCATCTCGTCAAATGCTTTAGGGTGGTCTATAGGTAAGTAAGAACAGTTGAACCCAGCTACGTTGTCTTTGTCTAACGCTGCACCAGCAGTCATTAAAGCTCTCATACTAGGCATTACTTGTAAGTCATGTATCTGTTTGTAAATGTCCTGAGCTTCTTTGCTCGTGATGTACTCTTTGTCCTGCCAAAAGTTCAAGTACCTGTTCACTGTTTCAGACCAAGACTCCCTGCGTTGCTCCTCTGGTAAGTAACGTGCGTACCTAGATTTGTGTATGTACTGTTGATAAGCGTCCATTATATTTCAAATTCTCCATGTGTTAGTATTGACATTTTTATACGGTCAAGTAAAAAGTAAAGTTCTTCGTTGTCCATGTTAGTAGACACCACTAATGTATCTTTTGACTTAACGATACAAAAAGCCTTGTCGTACTTGTCTAAGTTTTCTGTGTCTGTAATACATTCAAACACTTTAGCAACTTCTTTTTTGTCTCCGAAATTTCCTTTTATGACGTTCATTACTCCTGTTCCTCTGTCAGTCTTTTCAAGTACCACTGACATTTCTTGAGGTCCTCTACTGGTTTGCCTTTGTATCTGTACCTCCAGATGTATTTAAGGGCGTTACCTTTTAAGTACCCTTTGAACTCTACTGGAGACATACTTGCTTTGATTGCGTCAATAGCTTCTATGTCTCCGCTGTTGTAGTGTGGGGGTTTGTTTACGTTGTCTTCTGCTAACTTACCGTCAAACACTTCGGACCACGCTTTAGGTTTACCTGCGTTGTAAGCTCTGTCCCAGGCTTCGGGTGTTTCGTCATTCAGTCTCATCTTCGTCCTCCTCTTCATCTGCAACGTCCTCTTCAAAGTCGTCTAGTCTATTTATAAATTTGTCTTCAAACCTGTCCAGTAACTCTTCTGAGGTAATCTCCAGAGCCTCTAACAAGTCGTCAGAATCATAGGTGTTCAGTACACGTTCTTTAATTTCCTCCATTGTTAGTGACATAACCTATCAACTCCTCCAACGTGTCCACTGAGTACCAACGAATGTTTTCTTTTTCGCACCATTTAGACATGGTTAACTTACCTCCTTTTCTTACTTTCTTTTCTGGATTCATGAGTACAAATACAAGTTCCTGTCCTTCGGGTAAACTATCTCTAACGCTGGTGTATTTCTTAGTGTCTCCCTCTCTGAAGAAGCCCTTACATTCAACAAGTGTACCTGTAGAAGTGTGTACAAAATCAGGACAGTACTTACGATAAACAGTATATGGGACCATGAAAGGTTCATAGGCAAATCCTTTTAGTATTTTGGAAACTGTGTGTTCAAAGTTACTACGAAATTTCAATTTCTTGGACCTTCGGCTCATTTTTTACCTCTGTTAAGTAACGTGGACCTGTGGAGTACAAGAAAGCTCTGAGGTTGGGCCAACAGGTTTTCTTGTAAGCACAGTACGAACAACCCACAGCCAGCTTCATGTTACCACTTTTACCTTCAGGTACAGCCTCGTAACAAACCTCTGGTGGGGCCTTTTGTTTAACAACTTTCTTGATGTGTTTAATCTTGTCCTTCATGTCGTAAGAGATAAGATTATTTATAGGAGCTTGAGTGTCCGACTCGTCGTACATAAGGTAAGTCAAATGTCCATTCTGTTTGTCCATTGCTAACCAACCGTACTTAGTCTCACCTTCAGAAGCTGCGTAACCTTTTATCTGTGCTACGTACCCGAAAGGATCGTCATAAGCTACAGAGCCTTCTCTGAACTTTTTGAAACCGTAGGTAGAAGCAGACTTAACGTCAGTCACTACTCCGTCTATCTTACAGTCCATAGAGCCTTTGATGCCTTCTACTTCACAGGATTTCTGTTCGTCGGTTACTTTGTGTCCTGCTACTCTAGCCAAGAACAAAAGCATTTCTTCTATGAGGTGTCCGTACATGAACTTAATGTACGTATGAGGAAGTATGTCCTCTCCTTTCTCAGCGTCGTTGTACACGTTCCAGAGAAACCTGTCTTTACGTCCTATGTTGGACATACGAAGCTTTCTACTGTCGTCGTACTTTTCTGTGAACTGCTGACGCATAAGGTCTTTGACGTTCTCACCAAACTGTTCGATACAAGCGTCTATGTCTACGTCTTCAGAGACTTCTTTTGTGTCTACCAGTTTGTATATGTCACTAACTAATGTATGTATGTTTTTCATATATAACTCTCTATTATTTCTTCAACAATTTCTTTAGCTTGCTCCGTTGTGCAGTTGAACCACTCAGACCGTCTTTCGTACAGCTTTTGTAGTGCAGCGTGTGCTTCAGACTCCGCTGATCTACGATCTGTAACGTCCCAAGACGCAGCCAAAGAGTAGTCCCTAAAAGGAGAAGAAGTCTGATAACCGTTCAAACGGTCTTTTGCGTCTACTGCCATACCAACCTTTACCCACTCAGGGAAGTTTGGGTTAGTCATAACGTACACTTGACCTTCTGTGCTGCTTTCGTACTTCTCAAGACTGCTAAAAGCAGCGGCTTCAAACGTCTTGTAGCGTCCTGGTTTGTGTAAAGGATGGGACTTAGAGATATACTTCCCATTGACCCACATTTTAGTCTGATCTCTTTTCCAAACTGCTTCTGGATTGTCTTTGTAGTACTTACCTTCGCCTCTTTTATAGTTCATTATTGATCTCCTTAGTGTGTCTCTGCCCACGTTGTGCCAATTTTATATTCACCGTCCAGAGGACAACGAAGCCCAAACTCTATTCCTGCCGCCTTCAAGCACTCAACCCCTAGCCAACCAAACTTGTCTGCATGGGCTTCACGTACTTCCGTCTGTACTTCGTCATGTATGTTACCTATGAACTTGTAGTCTAGCTCCCATTCTTTTGCGTACTTGTCCAGGATTACCAAAGCCTTCTTCATAACAATAGCACCTGCCGCCTGTAACAGAGTATTCAGTGCAGCGTGTCCTGATCTGACATGAAGTCTTCTACCGTCAAGGCCCCTGATATAACCTCTTCCAGACGCTCGTACAACTCTTTCTCGTAAAGACTCAAGAGAAGGTGTGTTTCTAAGAAATCTTTCCTTAAGTCCAGCACCGTCTCTTGCACTTCCTCCAACAATAGTACCGATTTTTGCGTCCCCTGCTCCATAGAGAAAAGCGTAAATAAAAGTTTTTGCCTGATCTCTGTTTGCAAGTCCTGCAGCCATTTGATTTCTGGTATGAACGTCTTCTCTAAGTAAGACATTGGTAAACTCCTTGTCGTCCATGTAGTGAGCTAACATACGTAACTCTAGCCCACTAGCGTCAAACCCTACGAGCTTAGTACCACTAGGGACTGTCCAACAAGAGCGACACTCCGTACCGTAAGGTTTACTACTGGCAGGTATCTGAGCCATGTTAGGGTTCTGGTGTGTCATACGTCCTGTGACTGCACCGTTACTGATTACCCTGCCATGAACCCTGCCTGTGTCTTCGTTAACGTGGTCAAGCCATGAGTGGACCTGTGCGTATCTTTTTTGTAGCATCAAGTACTCACTCACAGCTTTAGCTTCTGGTAAGTCAATCGTTTCTAAAACGGACTCGTCCACGATTGGGTTACCTTTTTCAGTAGTTTTTCCAAAAACCGCACCAAGCTCTCCCAAGCGTTTCGCAATTTGCTGCCTACTGCCAACATTAAAGGTTTCCACCTTGTCTTTAAGTCTCCTACCCGTCTTCTCAGAGTATCTTTCATGGACGATAGGTGGGAACTTACTTTGTAAATCATCTTCGATAACATTCATTCTCTCCTTAAACGTAGCGCACAACTCATGTGCTAATTGTTGGTCTAAAGTCCAACCGTTTTTCTCCTGTTGGTTAGTTATGAACTGTACCTGATGTTCCAAGTCTAAAGAAACACTTGAGAAACACTCCATGTCCTTCGTTAACTTCTGGTGTACTGCTTCAGTAAGTTCCACGTCACGTATGCAGTACTTTATCATGTCTGCGCTCAAACAAGTCCAGTCATTATGATCTCCTTTTGGGAAGCCTAACTCATTACCCCAGTTCCTTAGAGAATGTCCTCCAGACTTACTTGGGTCAGCTAGACGTGATAACACTAGCGTATCAATAATCCTCTCAGACGCAACTGAAAGCCCCCAGAGACGATTTAGCACTGGGAGGTCGTACCCTATTAAGTTGTGTCCAACTACGCTCACAGAGCTTCTGAGGGCTTCTGAGAGGGTTTCTGGGCTAGTGTGTATCTGGTTTACTCCATTTTCCCTTGTCACAACGCACCAGATGCGTGTGGGGTTCAAGCCGTCGGATTCTAGGTCAAGATAAATCAAAAGTCGTCTCCTGTGTGTGGGTTAGCGACTTCGGACAATCTACCAGTACCACGGTCGTACTGTAGCCAACAAGCAGGTCCTGTTTCTCCTGTGTAACGATTCTTAAGGACACGTACTGTCGTAGTGTTCCTTATGTCTTCGTTCTCGTGCTGTTGGTCTCTTTCCATACCTATTACAATGTCGGACAACTGTGCGATAGCCTGTGACCCTCTTAGCTCACCTAAGCTTATCTGCGCTCCGTCCTCGTGCGCTCTACCCTGTGACCGCCTCAAGTGAGAAACAAGGAACAGAGCTATCCCTGTTTCCGCTACGAGCGTCCTGAGCTTAGTCATTATCTCGTCGATTGCTTTCCTTTCGTCTCCTGACTCCTGAGAAGAAACGACGATGGACAAGTGGTCCAACACTACGAACTTGCAGTCCAAGGACTTAGCCATGTACCTGACCCTAGCTAACAGGTTGTCGGTTGAGGTAGAACCCCAGTGGTCAAACAAGTAGTACCTGCCTGTACCCAGAGTGGACTCCCAGAAAGGCTTAAGCTGGTCTACTGGTGTGTCTTCTTCCAAGTGTAAAGGACGGTTAGCGGCCACTGACATGATGCCTAGTGTCGTTCTTGCTAGGTCTTCTTCTAGCGCAAGGACTCCTATATTGCCTTCGCATCTATTGAGAAGATCAAACTCTAGCTCACGGATAAATTGGGACTTACCCATGCCAGAGCCGCTAGTGATTGTTACGAGTTCATAAGGTCTATGTCCTCTTGTTAAATGGTTCAAGCCCTCCCACGGATAAGATACTGATTTTACGTTTCTCTTTTCTACTAATCGTTCCCAAGTTTCCAAACCAGGAACAATACCGTCGGGCTGATAAACCTTAGCGTTCCACCATGCTTGTGTAAACTCTTTCACTTTGTTAGCCATGAGCATATCACTAGCGTCCTTCAGTGGGAGCTTAATGATCTTCAGCTTACTGGGACTGAATAGGTCTTTCACAGAGTCTATAGCGTCCTGACCTGCTTTGTCGTTGTCGAAACAAAGTAAGACAGTCTCGTAGCTTTCAAGGAACTCTAGCTGTTCTTTTACTTCCTTAACTGCCCCTGCTGCACCTGCACGTAGAGAGACTACCTGCGCCCTTTTGCCTAGCATCTCGTACACAGCAAGAGCGTCTAACTCTCCTTCTGTTACTGTGATGTAGCGATTAGCTGTACAGGTGTTCTGACCAAAGAACCCTACGTTAGCGGTTGAGCCGTTGCAGTAAAAGTTTTTGGTCTTAACGTCCCTGACTTTAGCAGACGTAACTTCCAAGGTGTCTTGGTTGTAGTAAGGGTAAAAGTGTTTGACTATCTCACCTGAAGGAGAGTACTCCACTGTCACACCGTACTTAGCACAAGTCTCCTTTGAGATCCTACGTTCTGGAATGGCCGCTACTGTACCACCCATGTCTAAAGGCTTGTTGTTACCTGTGTTTCCTGTCGTTGTCGTTGTCGTCATACCTGTTGTACCGTTTGTGTGATGGTTACAACCAACGGAGAAGCAATGCACTCCTCCGTCGTCGTAAGTGGCTAGAGCGTCCGAAGAACCACACTTCGGACAACTCTCGTGACCTATGAACTTAGCCATATTGGAAGTCACTGTCTTCTTGCGAAGCTTCAGCCTCTTCGATTACCTTTATTGCTTCAAGGTAAGTTGAAACACCGTGTACAGGATGAGGGTTACCCAAGCGAAACTTAACACGGACTTTGGAGTTAAACGGTATTTCTCCGTCGTACTCGTTTCCGTCCTTGTCAAACCTCTTGATTGAGAATTTGCTCTTGAACTTACGTTGTTTTTTGCCTTGGTAGTCTTTTATCTTGACTCCCTCAGCCATAAGGTCACTAGCGTCCTTCTCAGACATGGTTAATGTTAGGCTAAAGGAACCTGTGTCCTGCCCTTGGTACACGTCGTGTTGCGTGACGTTGGAAAAGTTTACAGTCCCTTCCAAGACTTTTGCTGTTGATGCAGCCATAGGATTCAATCTCCGTTAAAGTTAGTTCGCATTATGCCGAAGCATACTAATATTATACCATAGGTCGTTAGCCTGTGTCCAACT